AAATCAATATTTTCTTTTAATAGCTTGTTTTCCGCTAAGTATTTTTTTAAATCAAAATCTTTCATTTTTTAAAATATTGGGCAATTGCCATTTGCACATAGTATTTCTGTTACTATAGTGTTTGCTTTCGCGTATGGGTTAATAATGTTTTCTTTTCCTTCTTTTAATGTCATGTATGAACCTGGGTTAGAAGGTGTTGAAACAAAATCCCAACATAATAACTCAAAGTCATCTTGTACTTCCATTAATTCACCGTTTTGTTCTAATGATCCCATTCCTCGAGATGATACACCTACTGTTATACCACTATCGATTAATGCTTTTAATATGTTTCCTGATGGGGTAGGTAAAATTTCTATTGTACCCATTACGTTATCTCCGTCCCAGCTTATATCTTTAATATTATGTGAAACATTTTTTAAGTTAACAACTTGAGATTCAGGATGATCTAATTCACCACATGCTCTATTTTGATTAACTAATTCCATGTACTTATCAATCTCTCTATTCCATAAATCTTTAGAATAGTACCTACCATTACCATTTTTTACTTCAGCTGTTGCTAGTATACCATACACTAGAGGATTACCTCTCTCAGACATTTTACCTTCTGATAGTAAACCTTTGAAAGGTTTAAATAATTGAGTTTCTATAAGTACCTGTTTCATAATTATCTATCTGATGTATCTGAATTTAAGGAAAATTCTAAGGCATTTTTTACATCTGCTCTAAATTCAGAAAGTACTTTATCTACTATAACATCTATATTAAGACTTTCTCCCCTTTCTTCTGCTTCTCTTGCCATTTCTTCTGCTTGAGTTACTATATTGTCTATAGAAATAGTTGCTTCTTCAGCTTCTTCTTCTTCTAATTCAATAGAATCAATTGTTGTTTTAAATTTAGCAACTTCAGGATTAATTTCACCTTTAAAAATATCACCTAATTCTTTAGCTTTATCTGTAGGAGCTTCATTTAAATCAAAATAATCCATATAGTTTTTATGGGAAAATCCTGTACCTGATACTATACCACCTGCTAATGAGATTGAATGTTCTTTAAGTTTACCATAACCTGATGATTTATATTCACCTTTTGGTTCTACTGGTTCGCCTAAACTAGGAACATCATCAGTATAACCTAAGTCTTTTTCTCCAAATTGTCCATTTTTAGTATAATATATAGGATCTTTAGCTAAGTTTTTATAAACAATCTCTAATAATTCATGATCAGTTTTTCCTTCATTTTTAGGATCTTTATACTCACAATAGTATCCCATTTGAACTTGACCAAATATCATATTATTAGGCATTTTTTTATCCTCATAATCGTAATTATGTTCATCAATTTCTTCTACTTCTTTAGATACTTTTTTCTCTTCAGCTTTTGCTTCTGCTTCAGCTAAGAAATTTTCAAAAGCATTTTCAAATCCTTCTTTTTTTCTTTCAATTGGATTTCCTATCATAGGAGTACCAACAAAATTTTCTGAGATGATGTTCTTTTGTTTCAGGATAGTAGATGCTTCATTAAATGTAGCATTATTCTTAATAAGGTTTGGAAATTTTTGTTTTGCCTCCTTAAGGAAAACATCTTTATGACCCTTGTCTTCTTTAATTAATCTATATTGTTCTGTTAATGTCTTCATTATTTACTTTGTTTTAACATTTCTGCTATGTCATCTAATAATTCATTTACCATATCTGTAGAATATACTACTGCGTATGATCCTGGATTTTCGTTATAAAATTTTACTGTTTCATTTTTAGCATTTGATAAAAGAGTAGAAATAGAATTTACTTTTTCTTCTACTTTATCAAAACCGTTAATTCTTCCTTCTTGAAAGTCACTATATTCAAATAACTGTTTTACTTCAAAACCTTTAGGTTTTGTTTTAGGTACAGGTTTAAAACCTAATTTATAATAATAAATATCAGCAGCTCCTGTAGACTTCTTATTTTTATTAAATGCTCTTGGAGTTAGATATCCTATACCTTCACCTTCTTCAACTTCTTCTTCTTTAATTGGAATTTCACATGATGAATATACATCCCCTATTACTTGTAGTTTATTAATATCAATCTCATTTAATCTTTCTTCAGTTAAATTTTTTAAAATAATATCTCCTTTTTTACTAAAAAATTCACATGCCTTTTGTTGTGTGTCAAATGGGCCTGCTTCTTTACTTCTTGGGTATTTTCCTTTAGCCATTCCTATTATGAACTTACCATTTTCGTCTTTCATAATAGATAACTTCTCACTACTATCTTCATTCACTTCTTTACCTTTAGATAAATCTTTTGTTTTATCTACTAAAATGTTTGATTTAGTTAAAAATTTAACAATTTTTTCTAATTTAGTATCATCTGGATTTTTGTTTGCTATATGTTGTAGGTAATCTAAATCAACTTGGTCTAAACCATGTCCTTCATTTACTGATTCATCAATAGAAAAGGCATTACTAAAAGCATTATATAATTTATTAAGTTTATTTTGTACCCCTATATAATCAAATGAGTCAGGAGCCATACCTTGAAGAAGATTACCTTGTGGTTTGTTACTATGTTTACCTAATTCTCCCTCTAATCTTTCTAAATTTCTAACAAGATTGTTAAATGTTTTAAGAGCTAATCTTAGTGATTTATTAATGTTAATAACATCTAATTGTGTCCATTGCTCGGATTGTTCATTAACTGATTCTTTTAGTCTTGATACACGTTCATATTCTTTTGGATAATTTTTTCTAACGTGTGTTCTGAATTCGTTAAATAAATTTGCTATTTGTTCTGAGAATTTATCTATTGTGGTATCATCTTTAGCTTTGCCTTCTTTTTCTAATGTGTCTAAAAAGTCTTTAGCTTTTTGAAGTGCCTTATATGTTGAAGAGAAATCAGCTGCGTCTGCTACATCCCAGGATATAGCTCCAGTTTCAGGATCAATATCAGTTACAGTAGATTTCTTACCACTTTTGATTTCAGTATCTCCTACTTCTATTTCTTTAAGCTTGAACCTGTACATTCTTTAATTCTTCTATTAAATCATAATATTGTAATAGGTTAGTTAGATCATCATCTTTAACCTTTGATGTTTTACTCAATGTGGGTAACATCTTAACAACTTCATTAACTTTTATTTGAGTTGTTTTATCAGAGACTTCAGTATTTAGATTCTCTAATTCTGATTTGATTTCATTAACTTTTAAATTATGAAATTCTCTTAATTTAGGAGTATTATCAATTGATGTGATTAATTCCCTTAAAATTTCTTTTTGACTTTCAAGTAAATCCTCATACTTGTCATTAAACTTATCTAGTAAAACTTTAGTAGTTAAAATTCTTAAATCTTTATCATATGATTTAAATTCTTCTAATACTGATTCTTTTACTTTATCTTTTTCAACTGTTGCAGCTGATAAATGTTCTAGGATAGTTATTTTATTGTCTATAACTTGTTGAGTGTTATTTGGATTTTCTTGTGAAAAACTTTCTATTAAAGTGTAAAATGCTGCTTGTACTTTATAATGGGGTAATTTATGAGAGAAAAATTTAGTAACATCATAATGTTTTTTAATCTCACTAATTAAATTATATTTTTGTCTTTTAAGTGCTCTTCTATTTAGATTTTTAGAAGACTGTAGTAAAGTTGATAAAATTACATCAGCTTGTGTTTCTGTAATGCTTGTCTTATTAAATAGAGTTTCGTATAATTTATACTCTCTTCCTAATTCTGTTTTTACAAAATATTCTTTTAGAATACTACTTGCCTTAGAATCCTTACCATTTAATGTATCTGTAGTTATTTGTCTAACTAATAACTCAAAAAGGACGCCAGCGTTTTTGTACTTTGAATGCTTAATGTTCATTCTTCAATGTTTAGTTTATTATAAATATATAAAAATTTTTTACTCTTTCAACTGTTTTTCATCAAGTAGACTATTTTTCTTTTTATCTTGCTCAAATACCAACTGTTTCTCAGTACGAGGTGGAGTAGGTACTTTTTCTAACATGTTTAAAGTTTCTAAAGCTAATGGAGAACCACCTTTAAATGTTGGTTTAAGCCTACCACTGTCATTGTAATCTTTTTTTATTCCATCTCTACCTATTGGATCTTTACCAAAAGCACTATCTTGAGTGTGTGATTTAGAATGTTTTTTCTTTGGTCTTCCTAATGGTTTTTTCTCATCATATCCAGTTGGAACATTTGCTGGGTCAGATTGTGTTCTACCCATTCCATATAATGATGCTAAATCATGAGGTGTACCATAAGATTTACCTGTTTCTTGTGGGTCATTACCTTCTGCCTCTATCTGTGCTAATCTAAAGCTACGTTTAGTATCTTGATTAATTAAATCTCTATATTCATCATATTGATCCTCACTAAAGTGGAATATATTTTCATAAATCCAATCAGATGGAATCAATTTACTATCTAACATTGCTTGTGCTAATGTCATTTTTTCTGTCATTAATGCTACTCTTTCTTGATCATATATGATTGATGGAGTAGTCATAGACAATTCAAAGTTTGTTAGATTTTCATCTTTATAACCCTGAGTGTATAAATGAACTAATGCTATCTTTTGTAATTCAGATACCATAATTCTTTGAATTCTTTCTATCGTACGAGCAAATCTAATATCTTGTGCTGCTAATGTTGCTTTACCTTCTGTATTTTCATCATAACCCATAAAAGCTTTAGGAACTTTTAAAGCAGCAAATAATTTATCTCTTAAATATTCTACATCAGCAATACCATCATACTGTAATCCTGGTGTAGTATCTATTTTAGTTGCTGTATCATTACCCCTAACTGGTATGTAAAAATCTTCTAACATGTTCTGCATGTTGTATTTAAGATTGTACTCTCCTGTTTGTTGGTCAATATAAGGTGTACGTTTCATTTTAGAAATAGTCTTCTGCATAAAGTTTTCTACTTCTGCAGGTGGAATGTTACCTACATTCATGTAAAAAACGCGTTTCTCAGGTGCTCTAACTATTCTATGGATAAGCATGGCGTCTTCCATTAGGACGTACTGTTTAAACAACTTACGTGCTGGTTCTATGTATGATCTACCATATGGAAGGAAATTTGTATCAGTTAATAATCTAAAATGAGCCATTTCATAATTATCAAATATAATAGCATTACCCATTACATTATCAGATGATGGAACATTAAAATAACCATACCCACCTGTTGATAAACCATCTGGGTCAAATTGGAATTGAATGTCAGCTGGTTTATCTGGGTCTCCACCTTCTAATCTTTCAATGTGAAAGGCATTATAAGGTATAACATTGTAAACACCAAATTTTTCTGCTATTTCTAATTTTAAAAAGAAATCTCCATATTTACACATATTTCTAACCCACGGCCATAAGTTAAATTCTACATTTAAAACATCATAAAATAAGTTATATAATATTTTTTGTATATTTTCATCAGAACTTCTAATTTGAAGTACTTCACCCATATCATTTTTAAGTGTACTTTCATCAGCTATAATATCTAAGGCAGAAGCTATAATAGCATCTGTATCCATAGAATCATATTCTGAATATAATTGTGGTCTTAATGTTTGATAATTAAAGTTACTTTGATAACCATATAAAGATGTAGGTGATGTTGAATATAACCTATTAAATCTATCTACTAATGAGTTGTTTTCATACTCACCGGATTGTTGTATCTTGTTTATATCTACAACCCTTAATTGGTCTCCACCTTGATTACGTATTATAACGTCTGTTGAGAATAACCTTTTTAATCTTGAAAATAATCTTGTGTCTGCCATTTTGTTATATCCTTATATTATTATAAATATTACAGAAGCCATCTAATGTCCTCTTCTCCACCGGAGTATGGGTTATCTATTTTAAATGGGTTACTATTTGTGGATGGAGAATATGCTCCTACATGCTTTGGTTTTGTAGAAGATATATTATTTAACATATTTTTTGTTAAATCCATTCCGTGTTGTTTGTATTTAAATGCTGTGTCTCTCATATATTGGCCTATACCAAAAGACATAACTAAATCATCGTTATAGCCTTGTTGTGCTTCTGGTCTACCATTTCTCCAAATAAATGTTCTCATTTCTTCTAGTAATCTTTTAGAATAAAATGTAACACCTTTATCAGATAATGACTCTTGAAATTTACTTATAACCATAGGTCTTGTTCTTGATGACATTGTAAACCCTGGTGTCATTTTTGATGTATCCATATATTGTTCAAAATACGAATCAGCTCTTACTTCTCCACTCTTAGGTGAATA